GCTCAAGATGGCAGATATCATTCTCAAAGAAGACCATGATTGGTTTCAAGAACAGTTTATGTCTGGCAACGAAATAGCACAGAACCCCTCTTTACAACCTTCGAGAGTCGTCACACCTGAGCCGGGTCAACCCTTTACTGGGGCTAACATCCAGATGAATCCGGGTGACCCTAACAGCGATTCTCATCATGACATTGACTATTTTGGTTCAAGTCTGTTTCCTTTACACGGCGATAACATGGCTGACCATGTTGCTGGTTTTTATTTAGGCGACACGCCCGGTCAAACTCCCAGTCGTGACCACGCTGACATCACTAATCATTTTCACAGAAAAAACTCACAGACCGGAGATGCTGAATACAACCCATCGGCGTTTCTGAGGAACAGCGCTAACTATGGGAAGTTAGCCGATGATATGACTAATCATGATATCTATGAAAGGCACTTCAATGATTGGAAAAGTAACAATGACCCAGTTGTAAGTTTGATGACTCAACAGATGCACGAGCAAGGTATATTCGATGATGATGAAATAAATCACAGACTTGCTATGAAGCATATGGAGGAAGCCAAAGAAGGTTGGAAAGACAATCTAAATTTAACTAACTACCTACTTGGTTTAGAGTGGACAACACCGGAAGAGCAACAAAAGGTATACGACCACATTGCTCGTTTTGGCTTGACAAATAAAAACAACCCCCTCAAATTAAGGGGTGGTAACGATTGGGTACCGAGAATAGTGCAGAATATACAGAATAGATTTGCATCTATTTATGACCACTGGGTAGGTAAGGGTCACATACCCGGCTTCAATACTAAAGCGATTAGAGAAAGAGAGCCTTCTGCTGCCAGAGAGCCGGGGCCAACCGAAAACATGTCAGCGTTTGGCGCTGTAGAAAATGGTTACAAACGAGCATTGGACTATTTACAAGAAATGGAAAATATACCAAGTATAGATTTGACTCAAAGACCTTTCTTAAATGAAGAATTTTCAAGCGACCCCAACGACCCAAACAAAGTAGTTAATCGGAGTATACAGTTCGTCAAACCTATTAAGCGAAAAGACCAATTTTTAGGTGAAGAAGTAGGTATGGATTTCAACACCATGAGGGCTTTGCTAGGTGCAGATTCAAACGGTAGACTACACGCTCCCGGTCAACACCCTGTTTACAGGGACAGATGGAACCCAGAAGAAGGTCCTTTTAACCAAGAAGAAGTTGACAAGATAATGCGAGAAAGAATAAATCGAACTCGTAATATATTTGCTGGTAAGATAGGTAGGAGAGAGGCTAGTATACATTATGCTCCTCACATAGATGAAGAAGACTTTGACCCTGAGTATACTAAGGGCGGAACAAGTAACGATTCCTTAGCAACTTATTGGGGCAAGCCTTTCAAGGTTGGTGGATTGAATAAGAATCCACAATTGTTGTTTGAGTTGCTTCATCAGGCTACATTGCTTCACGGCAAAAATCATTTCAAGACAGGTATCAAAGGTGAGGAGTCAGAAGAGGCTGATATATTTGAACAGGCTTTCGCTCAGATGCGGGCTGGAGAAGAAAAAATCGGACCTTATGATGAAGGCTATCCTGCTGACCAAGTGACTATGGATAACAAAGGGTATGAACAAAGCCTGTTCTTTATGAAGAATCCTAATACAGGTAAACTTGAACATAGAAGGTTACATGAAGATAGTGATGGAGGAGAACACCTTACATTCAATACTAAAAGCGCATTTGCGCCGTTCTTACCCAGACCCATGGAGGTTGTTGATTCTAAGTATAGTGACAAGCCACAAGTAGATTTTGCCCACCCCGAACACGCAATTAACATCCATTCTGCTGGTTTTGCTAACCACTCTAATAAAGATGTAGGAACTAACAATTTCTTTTCTCGACACGCCCAATCACTCAATCCAGCGGTCACTAACTTACATCTAAACGAATATGAAGGGGCAGTCGATGAATTAGACGATAGATTACAATTCAACATAAAACAAAAACTTAATGGATATATAAGCGGTTTTTTCGCAACTCATAATCCGTTTACTTTCCAAGGCGGTCACGACCCTGCTGCTCGTGAGAAGGATGCTGGTAAGGATGCAGTTATGATAGCACAGCACAAACACCTTGCTGGTCCTCCGGGCACACCTGTAGAAATAGGTCAGGTTCACGATGGTCACCGCCCGATGGGTAGAGATGTTTACCTACCGTTAACACACGGTGAAGACCATGTTAACAGAACTCGTGCTAACAAAGTAAGGGCTGATAATCTTAAGCGTCAAATCGCAGATTTAGAAAGCGCAGCATCTGAAGAAGAGGGTGAAACCAATCAAATAATCGAAAACAAACTTATGGATTTGGAAGAACAGTTATCGATGATTCCTACACTTGAGCCTAAGATGTTTGGTGACAAGATGCCAGAAGGCACCAAGATGTTACTAGAAAAGTTAGAGGCTGACGACCAAGCCTACGAAAAGTTAGCACAACAAAAAGCCGCTGAGTTTCCAGAACTGTTTGATAGAAGTCTACCCCCTGACATAATCGAGGGTAATCTAAGACAGTTTGCTCGAATGCTAAATGATTATTTTATTAATGCTCCCTCAAAAGCACACGGTCTGACCTCACTCACATCCAGAGACGAATACGGCGAAAAAGAGATGAATGAAAATTTTAATCCAATTGCAGAATCTGCTAAGGATTTTGCTCATAATAGTGATGTCAAGTTTAGTTATGTTGATTTTTTAAGGGGTGGTGCAAATCGAGAGCGCTACATGGCAAAGTTAGCAGAAGATTTGGGTTTAAACCCAGAAGATTTCCATACCCAACAAACCATGAAACATTTTCTCGAAGATGTAGTAAACCCCATTATAGATGAAATGGAAAGTCAAGGGATGTATGATGATTTAAGGAATTTAGAAATTCCAATTCAAACAATTGGTAATTTTGCTAAGCATCATTTTGATACGCCAGATGCTGACTTTGGTGCGACGCTTGAACAAATGAGGAAGACTAGAGGCTTTGATAATGAAGATGCTGATAACTTAACTACCATGGTTGACAATTTGAGAAACGCATTAGTGCCGCATAGAAGAGGTATGGGTGGTGCAGAAAAGGCTGGTGTCGACGAAAGAAATTATCAGATGGGTTTTGACATACATCACGCTGTCAATCCTGATGAAAGGGTACATGAACATTTTAATGAAGAATTAAAGAGACTGCAAGAAATGAAAGATAAGGCATTTGCTGGTCCTCAGCGTAACAGGGTAGAGAATGATATTAAAAATTTCAAATCGAAGATGATTAACTCTAGTTTAGTATTAGATAAAAGAACAAAACAAACTCTACAAGATAAACATGCTGAAAAACACGGTGAGTCTTATAGAAAGGGTAAGCATTTCAAAAGCACTAGTAAATCTTACAGAGTACAGCAAACTCTTGATTCTTTAATTCATAGTGACCCGTTTGTCGAACCGGGTGCTGCTCCTGCCGCAGTTACTGCTAGATTGAGTGGGCGAGTTACTAAACCAATAGAACCAGTTGGGCCGAATGCTCACAATATAGTTGCTTCGACTTACAACTCATCTGGTAAGCGAATGGAGTTTGGTCACAATGTTCCTGTTACTTTCGACTATAAGATAGGTAAAGACGGGAAGATACAAATAACTCATCTACCTGAACCTAAGCGTGAGAGGTTGGTTCAACCGACAATGGGTATATGGAGGGGAGCAGGTTTGACTGATGTATTACACGGAACTGATTGGAACCAACCTCTTTTCCTTCAAGAAGAGCATATACCTGCTCAATTTAAGAATAATAGGAACGAATCTAATACGATTGCTAAGTCAGACGCTAACTTAGCAACACTTACCAATCCTGATATTATTCGTAAAGATATAGCCAAAGAAGTACCTATCTTACAACCGATGCATCGTATCTTTGAACTAGATGACCTTGAACACCTGCGTGGTTTTACAGGCGACTGGATAGTATCTGTTATGCCAGAAGGCGAAAGAGGCTTTGTCAAGAAAGAGGATGATGAAGTTACTTCGACTAATTTTACTTTATCAGATGAAGATAAAGATAATTTTAAGAAAGTAACTGATAATGATTATCATTTAGATGTGTTCAAGACCGAAGAGGGCTACTATATCTTTGATGTATTGAAGTATGATGACAAAGAGGTTCATGATGTCACTATAGATGACCGAATCAAAATACTTAGAGGTGGTTTGGAAGGTGTTGAGAATGTACATGTTCCGAGCGCTAGTGATACAAGACTTACAGACGATGCTGGCCTCAAAGTTACAGTAGAGGATTTGCAGAAAGAAAATGAGAAGTTGTTACTTCGTGATGCTAAGTCTACTTACATGGCTGGTGAACTTCGACACCCTAAGTGGGTGCTGCTCAGTCCGGGCAATGATGTTGTACTTAGAGTATTAGAGAGAAGAGGTAACGGTCCTTACACCTATCGATTAGGCACTGGTCCAATTACTAAAGACGAAGAATTAGGTGACAGGGCTGTAGAGGCTGACGGAGAAGTTTACATGGATGTCGGCGCTGCATTTGACAGTGATGAAAAGTACAACGAGGGTGACCATGTTAGAGTCAATGTCAGTAATGTAGGTGAATCAGAAACAGCCGAAGGACAGAAGTTGTTTACCGTAACTGGCTCTAAGATTGAAGAAGAGGCTGAGGGAGAAGGACTTGTTAGTCAAGAAACTCTGGGATTACTTGCTAAGGCAGAAGATTCCCAGTGGCTGTGTGAAGTCTATAGAGCAGGTGGTGGAATTAGAGTAACTATGCCACAGGGTGATGTAGTATACAAGTGTACACAGTCTGGTCAGTCTTGGACAGCGCACAGCCCTTTGGCCTCTAGCGGTTATCTGATTCGTATGTCTGAAAGTCAAAGACCTTACTGGGCACCAGTTGCTGGTGCTTTGCTCAAGGCTAATGTACAGATAGCAGCACCTGTTGAAGAACAGGAAGACAAGGCCGAGGTTCATGAGACAGAAGGTGACGGTAAACCACTTACACCCCCTAAGAAAATACCAGACGCTGAGTGGTGGGCTAAGCAACAAAAGAATAAGGTGTTAGTTAAAGGTCTACAGTTAGTAGAGAAGTTACTCAAGAGTGGAGTGGGTGCAGTAGGTCAGTCGAGTACTGGTACTATGGGACTTGGTATTGATTATGCTACCCCTATAGAATCACCTATGGGGCCTACAAACTTACATGATAAGAAGACTATGCCAGATTATGATGTGCGAGATATGGAAGAGGATTCTTCTATAGATGAAGATACTGAGGAAAAGAAAGAATCTAAACACATGACCGTGCCCACGGAAGAGGGTGTATTAGAAATAACAGAGGACTCTGCTGTATTCCGTACTTAGTTAAATAGTATGAGTGGTGTCTATAGAAACAATGACAGCCAGTTCCATGCTGAGAACCTCCCCGGTTAATCATGGCGGCAGCATTAATCTAATCAAGGCAGATAATGACTTGGTAATTGCTGGATATGCATCTGTAGAGATGGTAGACAAGCAAGGTGACCTAATTACTAGAGGCGCTTTGAAGAATGCTTTTGGCGACTTCATGAAAGCAGATGGTTACCGAAATGTACAACTCGCTCACTCTAACATACAAGTCGGAGAAGTAATTCCACAATACACTGACACTGACGGTCGTGTTTGGAAATCCGGTGTTGATGATGCTGGTATGTTCGTAGTCATTCAACTACGAGATGATATAGAAAAGGCAAGAGAAGTTGCCAAAGAGATTCGCAAAGGAGCCCTTAGAGGTTTCAGTATTGGAGGACAAGCATTCAAGAGAATGCGAAAGAGTGACCAATCACATGGTGACTATACAGAAATCTCCAAACTGGAACTACACGAGGTCACCATTTGTGAAAAAGGTATAAACCCGGAGGCGACATTCCGTATATTGAAGGAGGATACTGATATGACAGAAACAGATGCAATGACTGAATTGTCAAGTGTACTAGATAGATTGAATGGCCGCCTTGACGCAATGGAAAAGGGCGAAATGCCAGCAGGTCTTAAAGAACACTTGGATGACAAGAAAGACGATAAAGACGAAAAAGATGAGTCGAAAGACGAGGCGAAAGAAATGGCTGATAAAGACAAAGACGAAAAAATGTACGGTGCTGAGCACAAAGGTATGCATGGCGAAATGGCAAAAGGAGAATATTCCGATGTCATTTCTAGTGAATACTTGAACTGGATGGAAAACACCTTGAAATCACAAGGTGTTAACATCGGTGACGCAAGACATCATTTTGATAGTGTCTCCAAAGCCAACCTAGGTAGCACACCAGAAGCAATTGGTGACGGTGCTGACTACTTTGCTGGACAAGTTAAGGGAAGAGCCCAAGAAGGCGGAAACCCATCAACTGGTGCAGTTGGTAAACTTGGCAGCAGTGGCGGCGCAGTAGCAAAAGGCTACTTGCACCCAAGCACTGTTTCTTCTACTGATGTAGAAGCAGCCTATGAAGTATACAAAGCAGCGGCTCTTGAAGAACAATTCAAGAACAACCTAAGCGGAGTATTCGCTGACAGACTTAACAAAGAACTTACTTCAGAAGCACAAGCAAAAGAAGCCGCTTCCTTTGACGCAAGAACACCTCTTGCTAACATCGAAAAGGCTCTATCTGACTTGAGTTCAAGAATTGATAACATCTCCACTGCTGCTCCAGAAGCAACTATTCGTAAGAGCAGTGACATGTCCAGAGTTGAAATACCATCAGCCGAGGAACTTAACACAATGAGTTGGGATGATGTACACAGATTAGCAGGGAGCGTCTGGAACTAGATAAGGAGGAATATATATGGCAAGAAATTATATGAGAACAGTAAATGATATGGAGCGTTATTATTATGGCGCTGGGCAAAGTATGGGATATTCCTACAGTGGTTCTGAACTACTAAAGGCAGATGCACCTATGCTTTCCACTACAGCAGGAACATACCAAGCAATATACGGTAGAAAAGTATGGAGTCAATTGAACCAAGAGTTCAACGCATTCTCCATCCTACCTAAGAAACCTTGGGACCGAAGCGGATGGAGAGTAGTAACTTCTAAACCATCTGCTACTGTAAGCGGTGGAATAGCAGAGAACGGTACTCTACCTGACACACAAAAACCAACTTTCCAAAATGTTGCAGCAAAGCCAAAGACCGTTGCTCACTCATTCGATATGTCTGAGACAGCAATCTTCCTTAACGACAAGGATGACGGACTTGGCGACATTCGCTCAGTATTGAAAGAAGAAATGGGTAAGCACCACGCAGAGATGATTAACGGTATGCTACTAACTGATGTCGACACACCAGCAGGTAACAACATCGAATCACTTGACCGTGTTACTACTGGTTCAGTGACAGCATCTGGAAACGCTGCTGGCACAATGGACTTTGGTGGAGCAAGTGGAGATTACGGTGCTGCTACTGACGCAGACATCTATTCAATTGATGCAATCGGAACAAACAACGACAGAGGAACCACAGGCTGGGCTAGAGCAGAAGTAAGTACTTCTGGTGTAAAGGGAACCAACAGAACCCTAAGCCTAGACCACTTTGATGAATTGTTTAGAAAAATCTGGGTCCGTGGTGGCAATCCAAAGGTTATGCTAACCGGATACGATACTTTGATGAGACTTCAACAACTACTACAAAGCCAACAAAGATTCATGGAAGAGAAGCGTGTTGTACCAACTTACAACGGTGTAAAAGGTGTACCGGGTATGGAAGCAGGATTTATCGTTGCTACCTACAATGGTGTACCAATTATCCCATCTAAGGATGTTACAGCCGATGGTATCAGCAGAGTTTACATGCTAGACACTGATTATTTGTACTACAGTACTGCAAAACCAACTCAATACTTTGAGTCTGGAATTGAAACTGGAGACCCATTCGCCATTAACCGCCTCGGTCAAGAGGGACTTTACCGAACAATGGGTGAAGTATGGACAACTTTCTTTGGAGGACAAGGTTCAATTCGTGACCTTCAGTGAGGATTAATGGAGAATAAAATATTAAGGAGATGATTAAATATGGGCGCAATAACACATAGAGGAATAACATATACATTGAGCAGTGGCGTAGACCCAGTAATGAACTTGGACTTACAACTTCAAGGTGGAGTAGACCAAGCAGAAACTGGTTGGTTAAGCGGTGCAGGTGCAGCAGCGGGTACATACCCCGGAGCACTTACTGGCTTCCAAGCAACTAATGATGACACGACCAACATAGGGGCAAGAAACCCACGATTGGTTATGCTAACTTTACCTTCGGGCGTAGCAGAAGGGAGTACTTTAACTCTTTCTGGAGAGGTTAGTAAGATTGTATCATTCGTATCACAAAGGGCAGACGCAACAGCAAACATAGCGATTGTACATACTAGTGACAAAGTATTGACTTTCGACATGGAATTGACTACTGACGGTACCACTGACGATTTAACTGCAATGGAACTTTGGCTAGTATTGGGTTGAGGTGAGGAAACTTGCCCAAGATAGTATTTCTTGGACCTGAAACTTACCGAAGAATACCCGGCCAAAAAGAAATGGCGGGTAGATTGGTACCAGTAGAAGTTTCCCAAGATTGGATAGCAGAGAACGAATGGAGATTCGCACGAACCCATTGGCGTATCGAAGGCATGGAGCCTAAGACAGTCGATGAAGGAAACGACGGATTACCTGACGCAGGTTGGACTAAGAAAGATATCACAGGTTGGCTAAAAGACAAAGGAGTATCTATCACAGGGTATGCTACTAAAGCAAAACTCTTGGATAAGGTAAAGACCACACTCAATCCACCGGCACCAGAGCCAGTGGTTGAGGAGGTCGCTCCTGAGCCTGTAGCAGAAGAAGTGGTAGAAGAGACTATAGTCGAGGACCCTATCGTAGAAACAGACGGAGTTGAATAATTATGGCAGCAGAAATAGACGCAAGACCACATGTAATCGGAGATTTACTTATGGTAACAGGAACATGCATTTCAGGAGACACCACTGTAGACTTAAGTTCTTTCTTTTCCCAGATACTCATGGCACAAGTACAGGCCGCAGAAGGGACAGCAACCGCTGTCGCAGCGGCAATAGATGCTGACGGTACTGGTATTAGTTGGACCAATTTAGGTAGAAATGGTCGATTTACAGCAATAGGTCTCCGTTGATTAGGCGGTGACTTAGGTGACTAATTTTTACAAAATAACCTCAACATCCACTTTGGGTACCTATACCTTGTTAGAAATTAACCTTTTACCGGGTACATTTGACTTTTCTGATACATTCAAGACAGGCTCTCGTGTCACAGAAAATGTTCTTACTCGTTATACTAAAGAGATTAAACTAAAAGATATAGGTCTAAGAGAAGTATTTGGTGCAAATATACATGTACAGACTACAGATAATTACACAGGTATAATGAAAAAAGCCTGTACAATTATAGATAGACAGGATAATCCGGTTAATAACGCTGCTGATAATAATGGCACATCGGGTTTTAATTCTTATCCTACTGTTGGATACCAGACTACTAGCGGCGAAACTAGTTTATTAATAGGTAGTTCAGATAGAACTTCGCCTAATTACGCTACTACTGAAGCCAAATTGACAATTATTGGGAGGAGATAAAGTGGTTACTACTACAGCGAATATAGAAACTGTTTCTTCTATAGGTAATTTAATATTGATACAAGGTACCTTTGACCCAGTAACTGGTGGTTTTGGTTCAGCAGTTGTGGTTTCTACCGAAGACGGTATAGACTTTTCTGATTTTGTATCTTCTATTGTGTCATTTAATATAGACCCATATACACACACCGCAGACAATCGGGCTGGCGGTACTATACCGGGTCTTGAAGGAAATTTTACACTAAGTGGCGCAAACAATCCTAATAATAATTTTGCCACAGCAGTAACTGATAATAACAGAAGAATGGCTACTGGAGATACCGCTTTAGAAATAATCGACGCAGGCTCAGGCTACAGCGCTGGCTCAGGGGTCACTTTGACTGGAGTGTTAAGTGGTCAAACATGTAATGCTACTATAACAGTATCTGGTGGAGCACTAGCAACTGTAAAGGCTACTTCAACTGGTACTGGGTTTACTGAACATGAACCCTTGACAGTGGCTGGAGGTACTGGAGGATTTGTTCGGGCTAACTTTGTAGATAATGACGCTATTAGTGGTTTTGCCGCTATTAAAGATTTGAGTACGAGGCCATCTATATTGATAAAGAATGACAATATCATTAGAATAGTGGACCACATGGACTCCAAAATTATGGGTGACCACCTAAATTTAGAAGGGGCTTTGTTTTCCAGCAGGTATAAATTTTCACTAATAGGGAGGCGATGATTTTGGGATTGGCAGTTAAATATGAAAGACCTGTATCTGTAGGTAATAAAGTGTTTCTTGGAGTCACTGCTACAAAGGACACTTCTATTGGGGCTATTCTTGGTGCAATAGATGTTAAACCATTTATGAGACAAATAGAACATGTAATGTACATATCCACTGTAACTAATTTTAGACCTTTTAACTTAGTGATACAGACAGATGATGACGCTAGAAAGTTCGATATTGTCATGGATAATATTAAGGTATCATGGAATGGTTTACTCCAGTCAGGTGAAAAGATTGTTAACATAGAAGGGTCCGGCAGCAATGGTACTAGTGATACAGACTTTGGAC